GCAGGGATGGAGCGGGAACGCCTGGAGGCCCTTGACGGCCGTACAGGAGGAACAGGCCTTGGCGGGGACACCGCGGGCCAGCAGAAGGCGGTTCAGTCTTGTACGGGCCTGCCTGGAGGCCAGGGGAGAGGCTGGGGAGGTGGCGGAGAGGGACTGGGGGAGGGTCACGGTTAACGGTTCCTCCGGTAGGTGCGCGTCTTGCAGGCGGGGGAGGCGAACCGAGGGGGACGACCACGGCCGGCGTAGGTGAGGGTCTGGCCGCAGCCACACGCGCACGTGGCTCCCTCCCGAGCAGCCATTCGGGCGGCCTGGGCATCCTCTTCGTCGTCCTGGAGACGCTGGCAGTACTCGTCGGCGTCCTCGTAGGGGCAGAGGGTCTGCAGACCCTTGCCGGTCGGCTTGAACGGCTGGTTGCACAGTCGGCAGGTGCGCAGGGGCGCGGACTTGCGCTGTATGGCCTTTCGGCAGCGGGGAGAACAGGTGCGGCGCTGCCGGCCGGTCAGCGGTTCGCCGCAGTTAGCACAGTGAGTCTCGTACGTGGGCAAGGGGCCTCCCAGTCAGGCGGGCGGGTGCGCTACCTGACCGGGAAGGGTGTCCCTTGGCTGGTGGAGGGAGTGTTCCCAAACTTTTGTTTTGTCCCAGCTTCTGGGGTAAGCCCCAAAGAGCTGAAAGAGCGGAGTATTATTTTTTAAGTGGGACTAAACAAAAATATAGAAACAACTCCTCCGCTGTAGCTCCTTGCTCCTACTCCTCGTCGTCCCCGGCGTCCGGCTCCTCCGCCCACTGCCGCCGTAGCCGCTCCGGGTCGAACCCCTTCCGCCCGCGGCGGCCAGGCAGTACGGTCAGCTCCGCGAACGCGTCGGCCAAGAGGTCACGGCGGTCATCGGTCATGGCGGTGGCCCAGTGTTCGGCCATCGTCTGTCCGGTCGGCACTAGCTCTGTCCGCGTGGCCATGTCCTGTCCGGACAGCTCTCGCTGTCTGGTCTGCAGCCGCTGCAGCCGGGCGAACGTGTCCGCGTCCGCGTCCGTGGCCAAGTCGGCCAATGTCTCCTTGATGTCCGCCTCCACGGCCAGCAGTTCCTCCAGGCCGGAGACGGTTGTCCGCTCCCGGTACATCGGTAGGTGGCCAACGGTGGACAGGTACAGGTCCGTAACGTACTCCTCTACAGGTACTGCGGACACCGTGACCGGCTGGCCACACGTTCCGCCTAGGCCGCGTGTGTTACAGCGGTAGACGTACTCTGGACCGCGGACGTTGGCCGCACGCTTGTCCACTCGCAGCGTAGCTCCGCAGTCGTGGCAGGACAGGAGTCCGGACAGCAGTCGGGTCGGATGGCGGCCACCCTTACGCAGGTTCGGTTCCTTGACGGCCAGCGCCGCACGCAAGGCGGCCAGTTGGCCAGGCGTCAGGATCGGGGGGAAGGGGGTCAGGTACTCGCCCTCCTCGTCCCGAAGCGGCTTGCCGTGCTCAATGACCCTGCCCAAGATGGCGTCACTGGTGAGCACCTGAATGAGGGTTTTCCGGGTCCACGCTGCTGCGCGTCGCGGCTTGATGCCCGCGTGGTTCATGCGTCGAGAGACTCGTGTGGGGTTGTCGGGGGCGTGTGAACGCAAGATGGCGTCAGCGGCGTCCCGTATCGCGGCTGCTTCCTGCGGCTCAATCGTCAGCACCTTGCCTGGCCCATCGGGGTTGTCGATGGCCTGGTACCCGAAAGGTGTCTCCCCGCCAGTCCATCGGCCGGCGCGGTGGAGACGTCGGGCGCGGTCCCGGTTGCGCTGTCGGATACGTTCCCGCTCTGCGCGTCCCACCTCTGCCTGGATCACGAACCGGAAGCGGAACGCGTCGCCATGAAGGGAATCCAAGCCAAAGCAGTCGACCAGCCGAACAGGCCGATGGGCGATGCGCCCGGTTGTCGGGTCCTTCCCTTCCAGGGTGTCCAGGATGGCCGCAGCGACGTTTAGGCCCTCGCGTGTCAGCCGGTCAGTGTGGTATGGGACCAGGACGTCACAGATTCCCGTCCGAGCGTCGTTCAGCCAGGCGTTGAAACCGTCGCGGTCCCGTCGACCCCCTGACTTACCATCGTCAATGTGCAGTGCCACCTCTTCTAGGTTCTCGCGCTGGCAGAGTGCGCGCATGTCCTCCACCATGCCGTCAAGTGAAACGTTCTCGGCGTCGGAAGCTCGGGACAGTCGTGCGTAGAGGCTGGCCCTTGGCCGTCGTTTGGTCACCCGCCTAGCGTACCGTGCAAGATGTGGGTTTGGTTGCACCTTTGACGTCGCGGGGGTACCCTCAAAACCACATCACGCGAGGGCAAACTACCAGGTGAGCCCGTGGGGGTGACGGTACGCTGATGTCCTGGCGCTGGCACTGGCTGGCACCTACTCTGAAAGCCCGTCAACGCCCCCAGGAGTGAATGTGAAGATCCGTCCTGCCTACCGCGTGACTGTGCTGCACAAGGGTGAGCAAGTGGGCGACCGGCCCGCGGCAGACTGGACATCGGTCCGCAAGGAGGTTGGGGACATGGTCGAACAGGTCATGGCTGGCCTGGACGACAACGCCACGGAAGACGCAACCATGATGGATCTGCCCGCGCTGAACAGGGCCCTGACGGACCCCCAGACGCAGCGCACGGTGGACACATCCGGCGCCTGGCGCGGGGCCCTCCCGATGGCCAGGGCTTCCGTCACGATCACGAGACTGTTGGAGGGACAGTGAAGCGGTACGCGGTTGGGCCCGTTAACGAGTCACGGTCGTTCGGGCACGTTCGGTACGGCATCTGGGACCGGAAGCTGCACTGGTACTGCGCATTGCCAGACAGCGCAGGGAACATGATCCCGCTGGAGTGGAGGACGCCGGCAGGCGCAGAGGCCTGGCTGCTTCGCTGCCACGCGGCCTGGTACACGGGAGAGATTCCGGCTCCTGCTGGGTGGCGCGGATGAAGTCCAGGTACGAGGTCCGACCCATGCCCAGGGGAACCATGTTCGGCATCTGGGACTTGCGGTTCGGGGAGTTCTGTGGCTTGCCGAGCCGGCGCCCAAACGAGGGGCCCGACGGTCGTTTGGTATGGCCAGAGGGCGAAGATTCCTGGTGGCTGGAGTTCAGCACTCCGGAGCGGGCACAGAGGTGGCTCCGCTGGTGTGTCGACACGTGGAAGACTTGGCCGCAGGAGTTCGCTCCCAGCGGCTACGGGCGACGGCCGGAGAAGACACGGCCCGCGGCTACGAGGCGTCGGCAAGCCGACTCATAGGGGCGTCTGTGGAGGCCTCCCGGGATAAGTCCTGGGGGGCCTTTGTGCTGCGCGGAACCCACGGCTCTCCACACTCCGTGTACCGCCCCAGGTCGGCTTCCCACGCCCACTCGTCGCGGCCGTAGACGAGTCCCGACCCAGCTCCGTAGACGGTGATGATGAAGCGTTCCCCCGCGTCTGTCGGCCGCAGCATGAACGCCACGACAGACCCGTACGACCGGAGCAGCCGCGGAAGCTCGTCGGTAGACTGAACGGTTTCTCTGGCCAGCGGGTCATCTCCGCTCCACGGGACCCATATCCAGCCGAACGACGTTTGCGAAGGTACGAACGCGCGCAACGCGACACGTAGATGTGCCATGCGATCTCCTACAAAGGTCCAACTTTCAATGAGAATACGCGAATCGGACACACCGTCTACACATCGTTCGTAACACCTGCGTAACAGCGCCACACAACGACAAAGGGCCCCCGAAGGGGCCCATGGGTGTCGCTGGTCACGCGGGTTGCAGCTCCGCCTTCATGCGCTTCGCTGCCCGGTCGGCTTCCCAGTCCTTCAAGTACCGCCTACCGGACCGGTCGCTGACGCCGAAGTACTGCGCGAGGGCCTTGCCGGTAAGGGGCTCGTTGTCGCTGCGCAGATCCTCCACGGCCTGGTTGATCTCTTCAAGCGTCGGCTTGGTTGACGGGGTGAACACCGCCACTACCGATTCGTCGGGAACATCCTCGTTAACGCATTCAACCTCTGGACCATCGTCCTCGTCCGCATCCACCGTGTCGTTAACGGCCGTCAGGTGCTGCAGCTCCTCGTCCAGGATCTCAGCGAACTCGTCCGACACCTGCAACACCTGCCCTGCCAGCATCGGCGTCTCCTGCACCTCCACGTCCTTCCCTGCGGCCACGGCCACATGGATCTGACGCATAAGCGCACCGAACGCCAGCAGGGCGGCAGTGGGCGGCACAGCGGCCACGATGTACTCAATGGCCGGGGCGTCAGGCCCCACACCGTACACGTTCAGCCCGATGGAGCCGACCGAGCCGGCCACGGTCAGGCCGATGGCCCACCCGTCCTTGCGCTTGGCCAGGGCAGCCACCAGCATCATGACCTCGCCCGCGACGATGAAGAGGTCAAGGGTCGCTGGCCAGGCCCAGGACCTGATTGGGGAGTTCCCGAGTCCGTACGTCGCTGCCACCTCCTGGAGATGTGCGTACGACAGCCAGAACGCTACGGCGGTCAGGACGACGATTACCGCGCCGGCTGCCACGGTGAGTCGGGTACGGATCGAGTTCACGGTGTGGTCCCTTTCGTCAGATGCCCCTCTTGGGGCGGCTGATGGTGTGAAAGTAGTCGACTCAATCGAGTCACGTCAACCTGCAGCGCCGTTGTCCCCGGTCGGACCGTCTTCCAACTGCACCGTGAACAGCGCGGTCATAGCCTGGCCGATGTATCCCCCTTCCCCGCCGACGCTGATGGCGTGATCCACCAGTACCGCGCTGCTGTGCCGCTTCTCGCCAAGGGCCTCCGCGGCTTCTGTCTCCGACATGTCCAGCAGGATCGCTGCCGTCCGCGGGCCCATCGTTACTCCGCAACCCGTGTCCTGCGACAGTGCCAGCATCAGGAGCGCAGCGTGCTCGCGGACCAGGTTCAGTTCCGCGTACAGCGCGTCGATGTGCGCCGACTCGTTCAGGGATTCCAGATCCCGCTCTATCAGCGGCTCGTACGGCGCGCAGAGGGGGGTGCACTTGTGCTCGGGGTTGGTGGCGGCGTCAAAGTCGGACATGAGGTGCCTCTCGTTAACGGGAGAGGGGCCCCAGGCCGGGACCCCTCTGCTACTGCTCCGGGAAGGACGTCCCCTCAGCCCTCGGTCAGCGCGTCCACCAGGGACACTCCCTGCTTCGCTGCTGCAGCCTCCAGGGCGAACCGCTCCGACCCTGCCTTGGTCACCAGGTCCAGCCACTTCTTCGTGAACGCAGCGCGGGCCTTGTCTCGGTCCTTGCGGACCCTGGCCGGCTCCAGGTCGGCAATGCCTTCGCGCTTCATCGTGCGGGCAAGCTGCGCGTCGTCCTTGAACCGGCCCATGAAACCGAATGACGCGGCCATGATGTACGCCTGACGCGGAGACAGCATGCCGAGCACGCGACGGACGAGGGCCCGCTTCACGGCGTCCTCGGTGGCCCGCTCCAGGATGGCGCGCTGTGCGTTCAGGGCGACCGAGCCGCGGCCCAGGGCGGCGTTCATCTGAGCCTCTGCTGTGGACGCCTCAGGGTCGGACTGCCGCTGCGTGTGGAGGGCGCGGAGCATGTCGACAGCGGCGCCGAACTCCGCATTGCGGCAGGGCTGTGCCTCCATCAGGTCCAGGTCCTCTTCCGTCACGGTGCCGGCCTGGAATCGCTCAATAGCGAGCAACAGGGCCTTGCGCGTCTCCTGGTCAGCCGGCAACGGCATGTTGTCGTAGATGGCGCGTGCCGGGATGGTCCATTGGACGGGCCGGTAACCGGCCGGAACCACGTCCGTGTCGTTAACGGGCGTCGAGTCGGTCAGTGTGTCCGCAATGGTGACCGCCTCATTCGCAGTCCCCAAGCCAACAGTCCCGGCAGCCGGCGTGTAGATGCTGACCACGCCCTGGTAGGCCAGGCGGGCAGCGTAGGCAGCTTCCGGAGACATGCGGACCCTGGATTTGTATGCTCCGCCGTTCAGGGTGGCGACAAGGGCCTTGTCCTGTACCGCGGACTCCGCCATGTTCAGGTAGTCGGCCTCTGTCAGCGTGTGGTTCACGTCGGCAGCGCGGAAGTGCTTGACCATCTGCCCGAACAGCTTCTTCCCCACGCTGTCGTCGTCGGTGCCGTTCAGCATGTCGCGGGCACGGGCCGGCAACTCACGCTCCACGTAGCGGTAGGCGTAGGCCCGGAAGCCGTCAACGCTGTCCCCCTCGTACGACACCAGGCACTCCCACGCAATCAGCATGGCCTCCTGCGTCAAGTCCTCCACATACGCGGCCTTCAGGCCTTCACTGGCGTCCCCTTCGGTGCGTGCGGCAGCGCGACGGGCCAGGGCGGACAGCTTGGAGTCCAGGTCAAACAGGATGGTCGCGCCAGCGTCCCGGTCGCCTGCCTTGGCTGCAGCAAGAGTCTCGTCAGTGCCGACGTCGGAGAGAAGAGAGCCGATGACCTGGGCACGAGTGGTGTTCACGATGTGCTGCCCCTCTTTTGGGCATGCCGGATGGAGGCACGGCGGTGCCACGGCATGGGTTGGTGGGAGTTCGTCAGGAACCAGCGGCCCGGGTGATCGGTCCCGGCCGCGTGTGACGACAATGTGAAAGTACGCGCCTCAATTGAGTCGCGTCAACTCTTCGTTCACAACACTGACACACCGTGTGCGCACCAAAGCCCCTGGTAACCGAGGTGCAACGCAGATCGTGCCTAGGTATGAGGCGATAACGACCCGTGGATGGCATGTGAAGGTTGGGATTGTGTGAAGAGTTGACCTTGGGAACAGGCGCCAGACGCCCCTCTTGGGGCGGCTATCGCAGGCGCAGAGCCGAAAAGGGCCCCCTGGGGGTGGTCACCAAGGGGCCCGGTCGGTCAGTAGTCAGCGCCGTAGAGCGACCCCCACGACCGTCCGCCGATCTCGGCGTCAGCGGCGATGGGGACGCCCTTCAGGTCGAACGTCATGCACTCGGTGATGGTGCGAGCGACGTCCGCCGCGTCCTCTTTGGGGGCAGACGCGAGGACTTCATCGTGAATCGGCAGGCGCAGGAAGGGGACCAGTCCGCGCTGGTCCATGTGGATCAAGGCCTGGCCCAGGCAGTCACGGGCCGTGGACTGAACCAGGTAGTTCGTCACGGCGTACGTACGATCCCGGTCCAGCGGCAGGCGGTGCCCCGTAATGGACACGGCCACCATCTGGTTGTTGAAGGCCTCAATGCGCCAGTCCTTGGCCGCGCGGCCGATCTCCGGGTACACACGGTCGTACGTCGCCATGGCGGACTGAACCTGCGCGAGTGGAGCGCCAGTCTGCCGAGACACGGTTGCTGCCCCACCGCCGTAGACCTTGCCGAACGCGATTCCCTTGGACACCTTGCGGTCCTTGTCCGTGAACCCTTCACCGAACACGAGTCGTGCCGTAAACGAGTGCAGGTCCTCGCCGGCCGCAATGGCGGTCTTCATCCTCTTCACGTCGGCCAGCGCTGCCAGTACCCGCAGCTCCACGGCCTGGAAGTCGGTGCTGATGATGACGTGACCCTCGTCGGCCAGCAGCGCGCGGCGAATCATCTTGTCCGACGACGGCAGGGTCTGGACTGCGGGGTTCGTGACGGACATGCGGAACGTCCGGGCCTGCATGGACTGAATGTTGGGGTGGATAAGCCCCTTGGCGTCCACGTTGTCCAGGAAGTTCTGGGCATATGCGCTTCGCCACTTGCCGGCCCTCTTGGACCGCAGCACGGCGTCAGCCAGCAGGTTCGACCGTCGGGAGCCGATCGGCTTCCAGTCGCGGTCCAGGTCGGCCAGCGCCATCAGGACCGCCTTGTCGACCTTCCAGTTGCCAGAAGCGGTCTTCTCGGACAGGTGCTCTCCCATGCCGAGAAGTGCATCCGCCACCTTGCGGCCAGAGTTGACGGAATCGACGCCGTACCGGCCGGCCACTGCGGCGAACTTGTCCGCCTGCTGCGCAAGGTCCCTCTCCAGGCTCTCCGCGTACTCCTGGTCAAGGACCATGCCGGTACGGACCATCTGTGCGCAGATGCGGGCCACGGTGTGCTCGTAAACGGCCAGCCTCTTCGGGACGCCGAGATTGGCCAGCGTCGCCTCCAGGCGGGGACGCAGGCGGGACGTCAGGATCACGTCCAGGAGGCCGTACTCCAGGTACGTGGGGTGGTCCAGGGGGACCTTGGCGAACCCCTCCGCAACCTTCAGCTTCAGCTCCTTGAAGACGGACTTGAGGCCGTCCTGCGTGTCCGGCGCTGCAGGGTCCACGTAGTGCGCTGACAGCGGCTTGAGACCAGAACCAACGCCGCCTTCCATCTGCTGCCGCGGGTCGATGAGCTTGGCCAGGATCTGCGTATCCGTGGCCTTGGCGCAGGTGGCCTCCAGGGGGACCCCCAGGTGCTCGTCACAGACCAGCGCGTCGAACCCTGCCCAGTTGTGCCCCGTGATGTCCGGCAGGACCTCCAGGGCCCAACGAGCGGCTTCTACGTACAGCGGACCGTGTTCGATGGGGAGTGCGTACGCTTCCGTCTCCGTACCGAACTGGGCCAGGCGGAGGAAGCCGGGGCCCCAGGCGTAGATCTTCAGGCCGCACGTCTCCGTGTCGACAGCGACAGGTGTGCGGGATTCGGCCTGCCGTCGAACCCAGTCCTGGAAGTGCGCCAAGTCGTGGTGTCGTTCGACCACGAATCCGTCCCAGGCCTGGCCGTTCAGACTTCCGCTGAAATGGCGCATGCGGGCGTCCCCTCTCCGTTAACGCTTGTGGACAGGGGCAAGGCCGGACCCCCGTCAGGAGGCCCGGCCTGGGCTTGCACTACTGGTCCGGGAAGGACGTCCCCTAGCGACGCGGACCAGGGTGGATACGACCGCATCGGCACTGCGGATTCCGGAGCCTGGCCCGGTCAGACCGGTAGTGGTACCGCCGTAGTCGCAGCAGAAGAGCAATCACGACACACCCCCGAAGATGCCGGGCCCGTCGGCCGGCGCGTCGGCATGGTCAGCGGTGACGCGGATTCCCACCAGGGCCACACCAGTCGTGGTGTTCCGGCGCTGTACCTGCCGCTCCTCCATTGCGTCCAGGAAGGTTCGGCGGGTCCAGCGTTCACGCATGGGCAGGCCCTCCGCCTCACACCAGTGCGTGTAGACCTGGTACGCCTGGCCCGCGGACAGCTCTCCGTCCTCGCACGGCTCAAGTACGCCGGGGTAGAAGCCGGCCAGGGCGTCGGACGTGCGCCGGTAGTCCTTGGTGGCGTCGATGATGCGCTGCGGGTCCTGGAGACCGTGCTGGTACCAGTCCATGGCACCCTGAACGGCCCACGCGGCGATACCCTCCGCCTCTGCCATCAGCTTCCGGTCCAGCGTGTGATCCCGCTCGTCAGGCTCAAAGAACCGCTTGAAGGGGATGAGCTTGACGCGTCGCCAGAGGCCTTCGTCCTGGCCACGGAACTTAGGCTTGAAGTTCGTGGCCAGCATCAGCAGGAACGTGGGCTTGAAGGTGAAGAACTCCTGACGCAGGAAGCGTGCGGAGATCTCGTCCTTGCCCGTGATGCGCTTCAGGACAGCCTCCGACATGGGCTTGCCGGACTCGCCCTCCGACGCCATCACGAACCGGCTGCCGCGCAGGGCCGCAATGTCGTTGGGGATGCCGCCGCTGGCCCGCTCCTCGAACGTGCTGAACGGCGTCGTCTCCGTGATGGGACGGAAGACGGTCGTCAGTGTGTCCGTAAGCACGCTCTTGCCGTTGGCGCCCTTGCCGTGCAGCACAGCGAAGCACTGCTCTGAGGTGTGGCCGGTCGTGCCGTAACCGACGAGCCGCTGCATGTACGCCGGCATGTCCGGCATTCCGGGGAAGATCTCTTCCAGGAACTGGAGGAATCGCGGGCAGGTCGCGCCAGGCCGGTAGTCCAGGTCCAGGCAGTACGTCAGCAGGTCCTCCTTTCGATGCTCACGGATGGCGCCCGTGCGCAGGTCCACCGTGCCGTTTCGGAAGGACAGGAGGTCCGGCCGGTCATCAAAGTCCGTAGGGTTCACGTGAACAGCAGGCACCGACTGAAGCTCGGTCAGGAGATCGTCAATCTTGCGCCGAGTCGTAAACCCCCTGGCGGCCTTGCGCAGGGCCTCCCCAGGGTCTTCCTTCTGGTCGGGGGTCTTCTCCGCGGACTTCTCCTTGGCAGCGGCCATCAGGGCACGGCCGATGAAGTGGACCGCCTGTCGGACCTTGGTGTCGCTGCGCTTCCAGACACGGCCAGTCCACACGAAGAAGCCGAGTCCCTCCGCGTACTTGATCGCCCCGTCAGCGAAGGACACCAGGAGGTACGCGTTCAGGACGTCGGACGTGCCGTAGGCCCGCAGTGCCTCGTAGTACAGATCCGTGACACGGCGGACCTGTTCCGGGTCGGGCACGAGATCCCCCGTGTCGACGTCGGTCAGGCCGACCGGCTGCGGAGTGGCCGTGGAGGCTGCGTTAACGGCCTCGTCCAGCTCATCCTTGAATGAGGTCACTCGGGTCTCCCGCCAGTGCGTCAGGTCAGTCTTGGGCCCCAGGTCGGGGATCGCGAGCTTGTGCGCGGTGACGCCGTTCGCGGCCAGGCCATCCACCAGCCGCTGCGTGAAGCCGCTGCCGGCCGTGTCGTTGTCGCCGGCCAGGATCACCCGCTTGTTCTTCAGGCCTGCGGCGAGTTCGGCAACGAGGTCCGGGGAGTTGACGAGGGAGGCCCCGCGGATGATGACCGCGTTGTATCCGGCCGCAACCGCGGTCAGGCCGTCGCCAGGGCCCTCCGTGACGATGTACGTGTCCGTGTCCTCGTTGGCCAGGAGCACGCCGTACGCTGCCCAGCGCAGGCCGTCGGGGTTGGTCAGGGATACCCAGCGGGCGGGGCAGTCTCCGGACACGTCACGGCCCTGGAGACCGCGGGCCACGCCATCGAACCCGTACAGGGGGACGATCAGGCGCGGGAACTTGCGGAAGCCGGGGGAGCGATAGTTGCGCTGCCGCCCCTCCGCGTCCGTGAACCGCAGGCCGGGAAGCTGTCCGTCGTCCAGGCCAAGGCCTAGGCGAACCAGATCACCATCGATCCCGAACCGGTCGTTGGCGTACATGCGTGCTGCTGAGGCAGTCTCCGTCTCGCCCCACTGCAATGCCTCCGCTGCACTGTCCAGGTACACCCGCAGGGCGGCCACCTCTGCTGTGCCGACCGTTTCCGGCTTGGCAGCGCTCACCGTGCGGGCCGCACCCGTGGCGCCGAACATGTCGGGCCAGCGCAGGCCTGCAGCGCGAATGACGTCGCTGGTGTCGCAGCCGGCGCGGCACGTCATGCGGACCCTGCCGTCGTCCCCTATCCAGATACGCAGCGACGGTCGGCTGTCGTTGTGATGCGGACAGCGCGCGATGTACCCGCCATCCGGCTGGTAGTCCACGTCCTGGAAGCGGGCCAGGATCGCGTTAACGTCCATGTGCGGGGACTCCTCTCGTCAGGGGTCTGTCAATCCCTGACCGGGAAGGACGTCCCCTGCAACGACAAAGCCCCCGGCCAGCAAGGGCCAGGGGCAGGTGTCGGATCAAGCGTTAACGGCAGGCTGCGCGGCTCGGACAGCGGCCAGTACCGCGGCGAACTCGGACAGGGTCCAGGTCCAGTAGCCTCGCGCGTTGTTGATCAGCGGCGGAGGTATTTCCAGGGTCAGCGGGAAACGTGCGTACATCTCCGCTGTGATGTGCACGCGGGCCAGGGCCGGACCCTTGCCACGCGTCTTGTGGATGACAACGCCGTAGGGGAAGCCTGCGTTAACGGCCTCCACTTCGGCCTGTCGCAGCCATGTGGGCACGGCCGGCGACTTGACGTCCTTGGCCTCCAGGATGAACGGCCAGGCGTGCAGGTCACCGACGTCCAGGGCGCCTTCCTGCTGCTGCCGCTTGATGTTGCGCCAGTCCAGCGCGTTCAGGAAGCGTCGCGCAGGCGGGAGGTCCATCCAGTCGTCCCGGTATAGGCCCAGAGTGACGTTCAGGAAGTCGCGTATGGCGGACTCCCAGGCGGTACCGCGGGCCTTGGAGGGGTTGGTCACCGCGCCCCCTTGACGATCGACTGGATGGACCGAATCAGATGCGCGTCCGAGGCTCCGCCGTTCTTGATGTTGGACTCGATGCGGGTCAGCGCGTCGCGCAGCTTCGCGTTCTCGTCCCGAGCACGGTTGAGATCGAACGCCAACCGCTTGCCGTAGTTGTGCTGCCCGCGAAGCTCCGCGCGCAGGCGGGCGTTCTCGTCACGCGCGCTCTCAAGCTCCGACAGGTTGAAATCCGCACGCTCCCGCTCGCTGTCCATCAGGGCGTCGACTCGTTCAAAGTCAGCGCGCAGGCGGGCGTTCTCGGCGGCAAGCCCCTGCACCTGCGCATGGCAGTCGGCCAGCAACTCGCTGTGCTCTGCGTCAGCCACGGCCATGGCGCGCGTAACAGCCTTGTCGGCCAGGGGCAGGGAACCCTTGATCGCTTCCTCGTAGCACTCTCGCCGGTCGTTCCGCTCGTCAGCGGCAGGTGCCTGGTCCGTGGGGCAGCCACACCCCCAGTTGTGCGTGAGGGGTGTCGGGCAGGCGCGTTCGGCAGCGTCGTATTTGCTACCACCGATCACAGCGGGGTTGCCGTGCGACGGACAGTCCTCGTCCGGGTACTGAGGGCCCTCTGTGCGGTAGTCACCGACCGGGCCACACGTGCACGCGCTGTCACGCACCCTTCGCCGGGGCACGGTCCCTTCCTGCAAGCGCCGTTGGAGTTCCGCCGCAGCCTCGTCAGACATGGGGGCGGTCAGCCTCCGATCAAATTCAGCAGCGTGGTCAACCGGGCAGTCCTCGGGAGGTGCAGGGTCACAGACGCATTCCGGGGTACTGCCATCGCTGTCGTACTGGTCAGACCACTCCGGAAACGCGTGCCCGAATCGGGTATCCAGATCGCTGCCGTCCAAGAACGCTCTCTTGTCGGCGTTCGCACCCTTGCTGTGCTCGTTGCTCATGACCCCTCCACTTCGTTAACCAACTCAGGTGTGATCCACGCTGCGCGGACAGCGGGAGTGAGGCAGGCGACGTCGACAGGCTCTTGGTCAGGCACGGGCCAGACCGGGTGGCAGTTGTCGGGGATGCCGGTTCGGTTCACGAGTCCTCCAGTTCACGGCGCCAGAGTCGCGCTTCCGTTCGGCGGATCTGCCGACGGTGCTGACGGCCGTTGTCGCCCTCGTCCATGTAGCGGTTGGGCAGGATGCGGGAGTTGCCGGACACCCCGCTGTTGCGCTTGAAGCGTCGGTGCCAGCGCCAGCGGCCAGTGAGGGGGACAGGGTCACGACGGAACATCGTTAACGCCTCCTTCTCCACGGGCGGACGTCCAGGGCCCAGCAGAGGGCAGTGATGACGGACAGGAGGGTCAGGACTCGGAACAGGACGTCGATGGGGGTCACGGCTGTACCTCCGTCACTTCCACGCGGATACGGAAGGTTGCCGTGTCTCCGCCGTTGGCCGGCGTCTCGTACTCGACCGTGATTGAGTCGTCGTCCCCGCCAGTCATGCGAATCCGGCTCTGCGGTCCGCTGTTCGGGAAGGTGTACCCCGGCAGCCATTCAGCGAGGGTGCTCAGGGCGTCGTCTGTGATGTTCTCTGGGGTCACTGGCCGGCCCCCTGCACTGTCTGGCGAACCTCAGCGCCGCGGGCCACGGCCTGGCCGATGGCGTCCTGGTACCGGCCCCAGTCCTTGCGCTGTGTCGCGTTGGGACAGACGACAATGACGTCCCCCAGTCCCATGACCCTGATGTCTCCCAGAGGAGCGGCGTACAGCTTGCCTACCAGTCGGCGCATGTGCGTCTCCCTGTCGTTAACGGCTGTTGGCACGGCCCAAGCCGGACCCCAGGGAAGGGGCCCGGCCGGTGGCAGGGAGGGTCAGATCTTGGTGAGTCTGGAGCCGTAGTTGTAGTGGCTGACCAGGACAGGCAGCGTCCAGTTCTGGTAAGCGTCACCGACGTCAGGTTCGGTGCAGGAGAACAGCGGCATACCGCTGCCGTCGTACGCTCCCGTGAACGCCCACATGTCGCCCGAGGGGTCCCGGTACTTGGCCTTCAGGTCGTACGTCACGCCCTCGTACTCGTAGGTGTCGTCGGCCTGGGCCGTCGGTGCCATCAGGGCGTCGTAAACGCGCCCGTTGGCCCCGTCACCAGCGCCGTAGAGTTGCTTGCCCGTAAGGCTCACAAGCCAGGCGTGCTCCTCAGCGGACAGGGTCAGCGTGTAGACGTCCTCCGTGGTGGTGATCTCGCGCGTCGTCTTGATGGCTTCAGCCATTGCAGGTCCTCTCATGGAAGGGGTCTGGCACGGCCCAAGCCGGACCCCCGTCAGGAGGCCCGGCCAGCGGCAGGGAGGTCAGCGCTTGCGGAGGTACGGGGGAAAGACGTACGCGCTGTGCCTGCCGTCCGCGGATGTCACGTAGTAATCCCCGTCGGTGTCGGGGCCGTACGACACCGTTGCGTATCCCGAGAACTCCGCGGGGTAGCCGCCCGCACTCCTTGCATCGCGAGAGACCATGACCCTGTCGCCTTCAGCGAACGTCTGGTCCTCGAACGACTGGCTCTCGGCGGGGGACATGTAGCGCTCGGTCGTGGTCAGGTGGTTACCGTTGCCATCCCGCAGGACGTACAGGCTGCTGCGCTCCGCGCTCTGGAACGGGCCGGCCGCGACAGTGAGCGGGTCGGGACCGAACACCTCCACCGTGACACGGTCGTTAACGGCGAACGCGGGCAGCGCGGTCAGGTTCTGCTCCGAATAGCCGCCCGACCGGCCGTCTGAGAACTCCACCAGGTGGAGCGGCTTGTCACTGAGTCGACCCGTGTACGGCCCGTAAACGACCGTGCCGACGCCGTGAATCTCGTGCTTGACCTTGTCCCCGACCTTGAACGTCATGGCGTGTCCCTCTTCCGTTAACGCCCCTATGAGGGCGGCTGGCTGTTGGCACCCCGAAGGCCTGGCCCCCGTCAAGGGACCAGGCAGGTGCGGGTCAGGCGGTGCAGCGGACAGGAGAGGACTGGCGGGCACGGTGGAGAGCGGCCAGCGTCGCAACGGCTTCACTGCGGGCCTTACGAACAGTGCTGATAACATCCCCGTCGCTGTTCAGTGTCACGAACTCGGTCAGGCCGTTGGACAGGCGGGCAGCGCGGACGGTGGAGCCGTTAACGAGGTTGAATACCATGCGGGACCTCCAGGAAGGGTGTTGGCACGGCCCAAGGCCTGACCCCGTCAAGGGCCAGGCCAAGGGTCATGCCGGGAAGGCCTCCATCAGGTCGGTGTCCTCGTCATCGGACAGGGCGGCGACGTCGATACGCTCATCGGGGATGCCGAAGCGTCGGCGGCGTTCGTGCAGGACGGGCTTGCGGGCGGCAGGGGCGAAATCCCACAGCGGACGGAGGATCTCCTCGTCCGGCGCGGTCTGCAGGGCAGCCGTCACCAGCCGCTGACCAAGGTCACTCAGCATGCGGGTCGGACGCGATGGCGTCGTTGTACGAGGAGACGACGTCCAGGACCGGCTTCGTGAACGACTTGGTCTCACCGTTCTTCTCGTACTCCACGTACTCCAGGCGCAGCGTGCACAGCGCCAAGCCATCGATGCGGGAGAGGGCCTTCATCGTGTAGGGCAGGTCCTCGGCGAACGACCAGGCCGTGGCGGTGTACTTGCCCGTGCCCAGGTCCTCGTCATCCGGAAGCTGAATCGGGATGACGATGTTCGGCTTGGGGCCGCGACGCTGACGGGCCTTCTCCTTGCGCTCCGCCAGGATCTTCGGGCAGTCGCACGGCTTGCCCTTGTCCTCTTCGGGGGACAGGAACACGCTGCCGTCGCACTCGTGGATCGGCAGGCCGTCCGCCCACTGGATGAGCTTGCTCTCGATCTTGGAGGCGTCCACGACGACGGAGATGCTGTCAGTGTCGGTGTCAACCGCGTAGTCCCCGTTCGGGGCTTCACTGATGGTGCCGTTGTACAGCTCCTTCAGGGCCTGGGCCACATCGTGCTTGGGGGTGGTGATGCGCCACTTGCGGAGACTGATCGGCTGGTTGCCAACGCGCTTGCCAGAGCGGAACTGAAAGGCCCACTCCGGGCGCTTGGACGCCGCCTTGGCGGCCTCCCGTTCCTCGCGCTGGGCCTTGGCCTCGGGGTCGGTGGCAAAGATGTCAAGCATGCGGAACCCTCCACGGGGTGGCTGACGAGTGACTGAAGATGGGGCGCGAACCCTCTGCTACTGACCGGGGAGGACGTCCCCTGGCGGCAGGGGCGGGCCGCGCGATTGCCCCTCTGCTACTGACCGGGCAGGACGTCCCCCGCGGTGAACAGGGCCAGTTGGTCCGTCTTCAGCGGCAGCCGGCCGACGCGGACCGGGGCAGCGGAACGGGCACAGAAGACGACCTGGCCGTGCTCACCCACGCGGGCCCTGTCGCTCGGGACGTCGTACTGCCAGAGACGGAAGCCAAGCCGGTCCAGCATGGGGAGATGATCCGCGAACCAGGCGGACAGAGCTTCCAGGGAGCTGAAGCCACAGACTTCGTGCTTCTCAATGCCCAGGGTCGGATCTTGCTTGGGGGAGTTGTGCCAGTCGTCGTTGTGGTCCCACCACATGGTCAGCAGATCGTCAGGTACTCCACGCTCGAACCGCTGGCCGGCCGCGTACGGTCCGCAGGGAAACGGGTGGCCGGCAACTTCGCGCGTGCTGGACTCATGGGCGACGCGGAAAACGCGCATCGTTAACGCTCCTCGGTCGATGGTCTGTCGCTACCAGTCCGGGGAGGACGTCCCCTGGTCCGCGGGCGCAACGAAAAAAGGCCCCCGACCAGGCTCGAAAGCCAGGCCGGGGGCCATGTGGGGGACAGCGGGGAGGGTCAGCGATGAGCCTTCGAGCCACACTTGCAGCCGCAGGTCCAGCAGTAGTCCGGGTCCCGCTGCTCCTCTTCAGTCGCGGACAGGATCGCGGTCGGGGGCAAGGTCAGGCCTCCTTGGTCGACTCGGACAGGAAGTCGCGGACCAGTTCCGGTATGGTCCCGTCCGCTTTGCACAGCACGATCACGTTGTCACCCATGAGTTGCCGGCGACGGGTCACGTCCTCGCGGATGCCGTTAACGAAGGACTGAGACACCTCCATACCGGACGTATGCCCGTACCGGCCCTGCCCCGCGTAGACACGGCCCAGCTTCATGCGTCCGCCCGTAGTCGACGCGGACAGCACGTAGTCGCCTGGTTCGAGCGGCTCCCCCAGGGAGTCAGTGCGCTGCGGCATCAGGCCTCCTGTCTGGAGTCGCCGGCCAGGAAGCGGGCCAGTCTCTCGACCGCGTCCACCTTGTCAGCGAAGCGGACACCGTCCTGATAGCCGCGGCCGTTCGTGGACAGGGCGTTGACGTGCTCCGTGGCCTTGGCCAGAGCCTCTTCACGGGTCATGGCGGGAGTCTCCTCGGGGTCCGGGGGCGGAATGGGGCAGTCGGTGTCCGGGTCGTTAACGGGAGTCAGGGGGCCGTACTCGTATTCCAGCTCCGTCAGGGACCGAGGAGCGTATACGCTGAAGTGGTACAGGCCGTTACTGTCCCGCGTCCACACATCGCCTTCGCTGTCCTTGTACGCAAGCGCGCTCATGTCACTTCCCCCTTCGCTGCGTGCCGGTCACCATGGCGCCCTTGGACGAGGCCAGGGGCTTGCCGATGACGTCCTTGGAGTCCTCGCGGACCCATCGGAACGTCTTGCGGAGGTTCAGGAACGCGTCGAACACGTCACGGTCAGCGCGGACGCCCTTGAAGGCCCACTGGTCATCGGTGATGTGCAGGACCGCGGCAGAGTTGACGGCCGGCATCGGCTCCTCGTTGCCGTCCGGGTCGATCACGACGTCCGCGTAGCGGTAGGCCGCGAGCTGCAAGGCCACGTCTGAGTAGGTGTCCTTGCTGGTCTTATAGTCGACCATCACCAGGATCGGCGTACCGGAGCGGTCAGGGGTGACGCTGACGTTGCCCTTGGCATCGACTCGAACCCAGACGCGAAGGATGGCGTCGAAAGAACCGGCGTAGTCGTGCTCGTAGGACCAGGCCACGTCCTCAGCGCGAACCAGCTCGGGGTTGACAGCGGCCAGGAACTCGCGGAAGTGCTGGACGTGGTTAACGATGTCCGAGTGGACGACGTCCAGTTCCTCGCCGTTCATCAGCCGCTCGAACGCGTCGTGAGCGCGACTGCCCAGCTTGGACCGGGCCTCTGTGTAGCGGCGGGCAGCGCCAGAGATGTACCGCTTGGCCCCGGCACGGTCGCGGGCGGCCATCTGCTGCAGGTAGTCGAACGAGTCGATGGCCAGATCAGCGGCCATGCCGGCTTGCCACGGACCTAGGAAGTCCTGCTTCGGGATCATGCCGATGATGCTGGTGACGCCAGGGACGGTGATGTTGGGTCGGGCATCGTTCACGTAGAAACGTGCGCCTGCCTTCTTCATGGTGCCGATGGTCGGGGACACGGGGGCCTCCAGTAGTGGGGCGGAATTGCCGTCACTACTGACCGGGAAGGGTGTCCCCCAGCGGAGAGGGGAGGGCGTTGCTAAAGCCGAGGTATTGTCCCAGCTTCTGGGGTAAGCCCCAAAGAGCTGAAAGAGCGGAGTATTATTTTTTAAGTGGGACTAAACAAAAATATAGAAACAACTAGAGCTTTCGCCTCTCCTTCCCTTCGCTGAAAACACAAAGGGCCGACCCCTGGCAGGGGCCGACCCGGACGCACGTGCGCTGCTACAGCGCTGCCGCCTGCACCGCAAGGTTGGCGATCATTTCGTTGATGCGAGCCTTCAGCGCCGCACGCTGGTCAGGGTCCAGCTTCTCGGCCCGCTTGGTCGTTGTGATGAACGACCGCTCCACCCGCTCCAATGCCTCCAGGTCCCGCTTCAGCTCCTCCTCCGCCGATACCTCGTCCTCGGGGTCAGCGGCCGGCAGCTCACCGCGCATCGCTGCTGCCACGATCTCCGCACGGCGCCGAGCATCCTCGCGGGCCAGCTCCGTGCGCCCCTTCCTGGGCAGGTTCGTGCCGTGCTTCTCGTACAGCGCGTAAACCGCCTCCGTGGGGGACAGGCGCGGGAACGCCTCCTTGGCCTCCGGATACAGCCGCTCGAACGTGGCCCGGTCGCTGTCCAGACTGCGCAGATGCTCCACCACCACATCAGACATGCGGTTGCGCACGGCCTTGGCCAGTGACTTGTGCGTGGCCCAGCGGTGCACGTCCTCTTCCGTGACGCCCTCCCGCGCACGCACGAACAGGTCCCTGGCGATGTCCTTCGTGAACTTCCGCTCAGCGATGATGTCCGGCAGGCCAGCCTTGTTGCGCATCTTCAGCCGGGCCTCCAGCAGGATCTCCGCCAGAACGCGGGCCTGGTCCGCGGCCTCCAGGCCCAAGTCGACAGCCTTGCGCGTCTTCTCCACAGCCTCGTCAAGCAGCGGGTCGACGCCCTCCACATCGTGGTACGAGGCAATCTGTAGCTCCGTGCTGGCCTGCGCTGCGGCCAGTGCCACGGACAGCGCGTTTAGCAGCGGCTGACGGTCCTGCGGCCGGCATGCGTCGATAGCAGCCCTGGCGGTCTGGGCAGCACTGTCCCGGTCCTGCTGGCTGGCCCCGTCCACAACCAGGGATCGCACGCGGTCTACAGCCTGTTGTGCTACCTGCTTGTTCGTCTGCCTGGGCATGCCGACTCCCCATGATCGTAAACGTATGGTCGTCAGCAGAGTAGCGCAGCCGCCCCGATCATGGCGCCTGACATGGGAAAAGGGGCCCCCGAAGGGACCCCTAATTGGCCAGTCTCAGTAGACCAGGCTGTCAGCCAAGGCGACCAGCGCCTCTACAGACCCTCCGTTCACCAGCGTACGACTGACCGGGCAGTCCAGCATCTCCCGCTCGCTGGCATGGTCGCCAGGAACGAGGCCGGGACGTTCGATGCGGACGAGGGAGAACCGATTGGCCAGGAACGCAGCTTCGTTCCTGTATCGGACATCGGTCACGACGACGGGCCGGCCGTCGGCCCAGGCAGTGCGGACAGCGTGGCCAACGGCCTTGATCCAGAACATGGGGTCGATCTCTCGGACGGCCTGGCCGTAGTGCTGGAGGAAGCGCCGGACCTCAGGGAATCGATCCTTTGCTGCTTCCCAGCCGTGGTACTCCACGACAGCGGAGAGGCGAGTGCCTGGGGTGTCCCAGTCATCATCGTCCGTGACAACGATCGGGTCAGCCTTCAGGGCCGACTCCTTCAGGGCGTCAGCGAACGCCACGCGGACGTAGCCGTGCTGCTCCACCAGCCTGGCCGCGACAGTGTCTTTGCCGGCGCGGGCCAGGCCAGTGAGCGCGATGTTCTGCATGCATCCTCCTCAGTTGGTGGCGCTGTCGCTACCAGTCCGGGGAGGATGTCCCCCGGTCAGGTGCTGAGAAGGGCGGTCAGGAAGTTAACGATGTGGTCCGTAGGCAGTCCCGGGACGTAGCGCGCTGCGTACGCGACACCCGCCACGACAACCGGCAGGACGACGGCCTTGTGTTCACGGGCCCAAGCCAGGGCCACCTTCATCTTGTCCATAATCAGCCCTTTCCGAGCTTCGTGTAGACGGCAACCCCTGCGGCTAACACCGACGTTGCCAGCGTGACAGCGGGGGAGTACTTCCAGCGCTCCACGGCGCGTATGCGGTCTTCGTGGTCGGTCAGCTTCGCGGCCACGGCGGCGTGGGTCAGCGTGGACTCCTGCACCTCTGCCCGCATGGCCACGAGTTCGTCATAGATCTCTCGTGCGCCGATGGTCACCGACCCCAGATCGTCACTCATGTGTCCTCCAGGCTGGCCGCAGGATGGTCATGTCCCGCGGCCAGCGGTCAGGCAGTGTCCGGTCAGGCGGTCGTGACCATGCGGACAGAAATGGACTCGATGGCCGCTCGGATCTCCGCCTTCAGCGCGGACAGGTCAGCGCTGGTCCCCGCGGCCACGGCGTCCACCAGCTTGTCAATGGTGGCCTGCTGCGCGGTCAGCTTGGCCAGGATGAGATCCGTGTTGTCCGCAGCTCGGCGTGCCTGGCCGTAGCCAGAGGACAGGGCCGTGGCCACGGTGATCCCGTCCTGGAGGCCCTTGTCCTCCTTCCAGCGGTCCTTCATCCACTGGCTGACCGCGAGGTTGTCCCGCAGATCCATGCTGTCCTCCTTGGGGGTGGCCGGCGTGGACGGCTTGTCCGGGGCAGGCTCGGTCGGCTTGTCCGCCTGTCCGGACAGCGTGGCCGCAATGTCGTCGCGAACAGCGGACATGTCCATCATCTTGCCGGGGGCGTGGCCGGGGTCCCACTTGCCGGGGGAACCCCACTCACCGTGTCCAATGACCGACTTGGCCGACCAGCCGTGCGCATCGCAGATGGCCGCGGACAGCTTCCGCAGAGCGGCGTACTGCGCGTCGGTCATCTTGTGACTGCCGCTGTACCAGATCTCCACGCCGTAGAAGCGGGCGTTGCCGTCAACGCTGGACTGGTTGTCCGCTGGGGGACGCTGGCCGTATGACTCATTGATGACCGCGGCCAGGACGTCCGGGTCACCAGCGCCGGCATGGTTCGCGCGGCCATGGCCAATCAGGTGGACAGTGCCGTCCTGGGCCAGACCGAACTGGGCCAGCGGACCGGGCAGGCCGGACACACCGTCCCGCAAGAGGGCGCGCTGGTCGCGGCTGTCAGAGCCAGTGTGGTGAACCATGAGACCGTGAACCGGCCCCCACGCGCCCATGTGGTTCCGGTTGTGCGTGCGCCAGTTGCCGTACTCCTCGTACCTGACGCCCCACTTCCGGAGCTGGGACAGGAGCTTGTCCGCGGACATGGGAGTGGCCATGCGGTGTCCTTTCAAAGGGGACAGCCCCCGGACAGGCAGCGATGCCAGAGACCGGGGGCCGTTAACGAGTGTGGGGGTCAGGAGACGAGGTTGGCGCCAGGCACCGTGCTGCCGCCCGTGAACGCAGTCGTCGCAGCAGAGGTGAAGACGAGGGCCGCAGAGTCTGTCCAGCCGTTCCCCGTCAGGTCGTTGTTCGCCACCGTGTTACCGGCAGCGGACGTGCCAGAGATGGTGATGCCGTTGGTACCAGAGCCCTTGATGATGCGGTTGTTCGACACCATGCCGTCCTGCGCTCCGTCGCTGAGACGGATGCCGGCCTGCGCCGCGCCCTCAACACGGTTGCCCGTGACCACGAAATCATTCGACGTGGCAACGAATATGCCGTGCGTCCCGGTCACGTCCACCGTGTTGCCGGCCACGTTCGCGCCAGAGGAGTCGGATACGTTGATCCCGTTGGAGCCGGCAGTCCGGACCACGTTGGAGCCGATCTGGGCACCCGCGCTGTTGAAGCAGACGATGCCCGTGGACTGTACGCCGCTGACCGTGTTACCCGTGACGTTCGGTCGGTCGCAGTACTCCACGTGGATGCCGTTGGAGGCATCGGTCACGAACCCGAGCACACTGTTGCCCGTGATCGTCACCTGGTCGTAGGTGCCGCCCGCCGAGCCGAACACTCGAATGCCAGAAGCCGTCAGGGCGCCCTCCACCGTATTGCCCGTAATCGCGATGTTGCGGCCGTTTACGGTGAACCCCACTTCAGCGGGGTCGGGGCGGGAGAGCTGGATACCCGACATGCCCGAGTTGGTGATGACGTTGTTAGCGATGACGACGCGGCGCCAGCCGAACCCGTAGATGCCCTGCTGCCTGGTGCCCTCAATACGGTTGCCAATGATCTGGATACCGTAGTAGTAGGTGCCAGACTCCAGCTTGTGCGAGCCGACACCGCGGCCGAAGCTACCCAAGCGGTCGGACGGCCCGACGTAACAGCCCTCTACCAGCATGTTCCTGGACGGGGTGCCGTCGAACAGGCCGATAGCCGATGAACCAGTGACTGCCATGTCGAACTGGATTGCTTCGCTGAAGGCCCGACTGCCGTTACCGCTGTTGTCCAGGTAGCCCAGGAAACGGCAGTTCAGGACGCGTCCGCCATCAGTTGAGTTGAACTCCACGCCGTGTGCGCTGGACACGTTCGTGATCGTTGCATCCCGGACCGTGATGTCAGCGCAGTGGATGAACCCCATGGCGTTCGTTGTGGCGGACACGGTACCGGTCGTACCGTCGAACGCGTTCGCGTCCCAGGTACCACCCAGGACAGTGATGTGGGAGTGGCCAGCATACCCGCCGAATACCTCGTCGCTGCGGAAGTTGCGAAGCAGGCCCGTGTTCCCCACAGAGCGAATCGTTGCCCCGTAAGCCTCTATCGTCGTGTGATCGTAAACCACCAGAAAGGTCGTGATGGCGTACGTCTTGCCAGGCTGGAACTGGACGATGCCGCCCCCCTGATCACGGGCAGCGTCCAGAGCCGACTGGATAGCCTCCGTGTCATCAGTGACACCGTCCCCGACAGCGCCGTATGCGTCCACGCGGATCGACGTGCCAAGCCGCTCAAGCATGTACTGAAGCCGGCCAGCCGTGATGTCCATGCCGACAAGCCACTGATCAACAGGAGTGGACAAGAGATCTCCTTAAAGAGAAGCGATGGAGGGATGCGCCAGAGTCACAGCGGCGCCGGCAGCGTGAGACTTCACGACACCGTTAACGGACCTCTGGACAGTCATCGTGAACGTGCCGTCGACAGGCGCGCTGACAGCCGTGACCTGCATCTCCTCACCGCCGACACTGATAGGCAGCGGGAAAAAGGCAGGGTCGGTGGTCCACATCGGCCCAGCCGTTACGCGGGCCGTCAGAACCGTGTCCGTCGCCGTGACAGGCTCGTCCAGAACCGTGCCGTCAGTGCCCGCCCTGCTGTACTCAGGGTGATCGGCCTGGGCCAGATTCCAGGGACCGCCAGGGGCGCAGTTGAACGTGACCTCCCAGCGGTACGGCTCCAGGAGTTCGGACCAGCCGTTAACGATGAGATCCACGGGGACGGTCGATACCCACTTGGGCAGGTCCGTGAGGCGGATCTTGTCTCCCTCGCGCAAGGCCAGGACAGCGGGAATGAGAACCTCAGCACCAGGCTTGTGGAGCATGACCGTTACCTGGGGATACCTGGCTCCGTCGTACGTGCCCAGGTGCAGACGCCAGTACGCGTGCTGCTCTGGCTGCGTGTCGTTTGCAAGGGACACCGTGTAAGCAGCGTCATACAGGCCGATGCCGTTGGGCGGAGGCTGGACAGACAGCGGGCCAGTCTCCAGGACAGCGCGGGCGGATGATCCCCCGTCGCGCGTGACCGTTACGTCGTTGCGGACGTCGCTGTCATCATCGACAGGTCGGATATCCGGGCCCAGGCCAGGCTCCGTGTAGGAGAGGGTCAGGGCGGGGTCCTGCGTGTAGAGGGTGGACCGGTCACGGTATCGCAGGCCGATGCGCCGCGGGTCCTCGGAGAGGATTCCCCCATCCGCGTCCGCTGCAGCCTCCAGCAGGTTGAGGAGCGTGTCCGGGCGCTGGTAGCCGACCAGCTCAGGGACCAGGGGTCCGGGCTGCCGGGTGACCGACAAGGATTCCTCGTCGCTCAGTCGGTAGATGCGGGTACCGGCGTTCTCGCCTATGTACGCATTGTCGGAACCATCCATGACCGAGACATCAGCGGCAGGGAACACCGCCAGGTGGCCGAATGCCCAGCCCTCTGTCAGCGGTCCCCAGTCAGCGGTAACAGAGATGACGCTGCCGCACGTACCAGCGGACGAATGACTGACACCGCCTGCGCTGCCACCGACGTCCTGCCAGTCCAGTCGGTACGTGAACGTGTTGTCGCCGTTGTCGCGGACCCAGAATCGCAGTCGGGTCCACTCCGTGAAGACGTCCGACCCAATGTCGATGAAGTGTTCAACAACAGGGGTGGCATCCTTGGGCCAGGCCCGACCGCGGAGGATGGCACGTCCCTCCCGCATGTGCAGGTCCCAGTACCGCAGCGTGCCGTTCGTGTTGTACGCGATGATCGGGGCATCAGGTCCGGAGGCCGGGGGCACCTTGCCGTCAGCGAAATAGACGAACTCGACTTGCCATGCTCCAGACGCGAACGCAGGCACAGGGGCGAACAGCGAACCGTCCTTGGTCAGTCGGGGAAGCGGGGACGAAGAGGGGAGAGAGTCCCACTGCGCGTACTCCACGCCGGCCGCAGTCGCGGGACGAACGCCAGAGATGGGCGAGTACGCTCTCGTGGCCTCTGCTTGCTCCTCGAACGGCCAGTACGCGACCGGGTTACCGGACGGAATGCGTCGGCGGAGCGTAGAGTCAAGAGCCTTCTGGCCCTGGCCCATGCGGCGGAGGATTCCGGAAGCCTGGACGGGGGTCCATACGTCGACATCGTCCGTCGACCACTCCAGCGGCCAGGATGAGATCTCACCTACGAACCGATCCTCTCGGTCCCGAATCTCGGCAGTCCCCTCCAGGGACCAGGCCAGACCCTCCGAGTCCGTAAACGCCGTTATGCCGGCAGGCAGGGCCCGGAAGTCGGGAGCAGCCACAACCGGGCCGTCGATGCTGCTGCGGACCTCAGCGCGTAGGACTCGGCCGCTGACCGGCAAACGGCCAGGGCCAGAACTCGTGGTCGGGTCCGTGATGCCGATGCGCAGCGCGGCGCCCCCGTCGAAAATGGGCCGCGGGCCGGCAAGCGTTACGACGCTGAATTCGGTCCACGGGCCTTCAAGGGAGGTGGCCCAGTAGAACCGGGTCTCACGGTCGCCTGCCGAGTTCGCAGCGCTGTACGTGATGCGCACCGCGGCACGCTCAGGGAGGACCGGAAGGGACGCACCGTAGAAGTTGTAACCTCCATCAGACTCTTCGCCATCAGAGGACGTCCAGAAGTACAGGGCACCGCCCCAGATCTCCATAAGCCAGGACTCCGCGCCCGCGTCCCACTTGCCGATGACGCCTTGCCGACGCGGGCTGTACCAGTCGGCCTCCATCTCTACGCGCGCGTCAATGTCGACCACCAGCGATGCCGGGTCCGCGGCACTGACGGACTGGCCGGCCGCGTACTCAAGCTGGAGATAGTGGTCACCGCCGCTGGGGATGGACACGCGGACGGGAGTGTTCTGACCCAGGAGACCGTACAGCGGGGACTCCGCGTTACGGCGGGAATAGAGTCCGCCCTTGTTGTTGATCGTAAACGACAGGGACGAGGGGTCAGCAATGGTGCCCAGGTCCGGCTTGCCACGCGTGATCTGCATAGCGTCGCGCAGGTAGACGTCTGCTGAGACGTCCGTCCAGACGCCACCTAGCGCGAACTCTGTGCGGATATCGAGCGGGAATGCCACCGCTGACCCCTCTCCTTAGCGAGTACCAAAGGCCGTCTGCACGTTGCCCCGGCCGTCGTTCTTGACGATGCGGCGAATGAGCCGCTTCATGTCCTCGTCGGCGCCCGTCACGTCGATCACGACGCGCTGGTCCTGACGGACAGCGGCGCGCATGACGCCCTTGGGGGATACGTCCATGGCCATGCCCGGCAGGTCCGCGGTCAGGTCCTGCAACTGGCGCCGCAGGGCAGGTACCTGGGCCCTGATGCCATCCTGGAAACCACCGATGACCATGCGGCCGGCAGGGGAGAGGATGCGCTTGTCCAGGGACTCCGGGCCCTTCCAAGAGGTCAGGCTGGAGGTCAGGTTCTGCAGCGTGCTGCGGACTCCGCCAATGGCGCTCTTAATGCCGTTGATGAAGCCGTTGATCAGAGACCGGCCAGCGTTGGCCAGGACCCCGTTCAGGCTGCCCAGGGCAGACCGGGCACGGGACGGCAAGCCCTTGACCCAGGAGACCGCAGAGGCCAGCTTGTCGCGAGTGGCGTTAACGAGTGCCGTGCCCGCGGCCAGGGCCCGCTCCTTCAGCACGCCAGGCAGAGCCGCCAGAACTACAGCCACCTTGGTCGGCATCGTGCTCAGCCACTCCACGGCGGCGTTGAAGTGCGTGACAACCCAGTCCTTGGCCTGGCCGAACCAGTCAGAGAACTTCCCGGGGAGGGTACCGAACCACGAGATAGCGGCCACGATTCCCGCGACTGCGCCCTTGACAGCGGCCAGCACGGCGGACCAGACAGCTTGGACGATGTTGCGGAACGTCTCACTGCGCTGGTACGCAATGACGATGATCGCTACCAGGCCGACTATCAGGGCGATGATCAGGCCGACGGGGTTGGCCCGCATGACCGCGTTGAGGATGCCCTGTGCAACGGCCCAGGCGCGCGTGACCATGGCGGCCACCCGCACGTAGAGCGTGTACGCCTTGATGGCAACCGAGATGGCCAGCCAGCCAGCGCCGATGGCAGTCAGTACGTCGGGCGGTAGGGCGTTGATCAGCTTGGCCGCATAGGTAGCCAGCTTCGCAGTGACCCCGATGACCGGAGACAGCGCGGTGAAGACGTCAAGAGCAGCCTTGGCCAGAGTGCCCAGGGTCTCACTGCCCTCGCGGGCCAGGTCCAGGAACACCTGAAGGCCGTCGCTGCCCTTCAGGCTGGTTGCCCAATCTGCGAACGCCGCAGTCAGGTCGGCCAGGCCTCCCGTCATGCCCGTAGACGCAGGGAGGAACGCCTGCAGGAGACCACCGAAACCGACAGCAAGGTTCTTGATGATGGCCAGGAAGTTGGACAGGGCCGGGCCAGCGGCGTTGGCCATGTCATCGGCCCACTCCTTGAAGCGCGCCGACTTCACGCCCTTGGCCACACCGTCCAGAAAGCCACTGAAAGCCTTGGCCGCGGACTTCACGAACGGAGTCAAGGTCGGCAAGAGATCCCGGAGGATCTGCACGCCCTTGGTGTAGACAGGCATCGTCGTGCTTGCGAGGCTGTCCGACCAGGCCTGCTGGTCCTTCTTCAGGTCCTGGAGGGCGGTAGCGTACTTGCGGGTGGCCGGGGGCAGACCGTCAAGCTGCTGCTGGTACGCAGCATCGGCTTCCTTAGCTGCCTTGGTGGCGGACTCCGCCTCCTTCAGGGCTTGCTTGTACTCGTCACCGCCCTTGGCTGCTAGCTTCTGGGCCTGGGCCGTCTTCAGGGTGGCAGTCTGGTGTGCTTTCTCTGCCGCCTCAGCGCTGGCAGACGCCTCAGCAACCGCGTCTAGCTGCGGCTGTGCCGCCATCTGGAACGCCTTCACGGAGGCACCCGCGGCTACGGCGCCGGCTGCCAGGCCTGCCAGGGCGGTAGTTGCGGAAGCAGCGGCGGCAGGAACGCCGACGGCCAGTACCTTTATCAGGCTCTGCAGCCCTGTACGGGCATGCTCCAGCCCGCTGCTCAGCCCTCTGCCCAGTCCGCTGCCCAGGGATCGGCCTGCTGCAGCGAAGCGTCCCCGAGAATCGCGCAGTCTGCCCTCAGCGTCGGTGGTCACATCGTCAACGGCAGGGACAAGCCGCCGCAGGGACGCAACAGCGCGCTGCACTCCCGATGCCACGGGGGACGAGTCGATGCCCAGACGGACAGTCAGCGACTGAAGAGTGGCCATGGTGAACCTCCCCTCAGTCTTTTGTTTTCACGGTGCCGCCGAGTGCGGCGTTGGCCCTGACGACGTCCTGCCAGATCTCGGCCGGCGTCTTCTTACGCTTGAACCAGGTGGGGATGAAGTCGGAGACCTTGGCCCGCTTCTTAGGACCCTGCGAGTTCACGATGGTCGCGGAGACGATGCCCGCAGCGATGTCCCCGCGGAGACGAGAATCCAGCGGGCCCGTGATCTTCTCGTAGGCCAGCCACTCCGACAGTTCGCGGGAGGACGTGCGGGCCAGCAGTTCACGGACAGGCATACCGAGGTAGCCGGCCAGGCGGAAATAGAACTGCCGCTCTGGCCGGTCCGTCAGTTTCCCGTCAGCTCCTTCACGTCGTCATCGGAGAGGCCGGACAGGCGGGAAGAGACCTCCACGACGCGGGTCAGGGCCTGCGCGTTCTTCGCGCCGAGCCGCTTCACGACAGCGTCACCGCGGAACAACCGGGCGCCGTTCTCGTCCACGATCGTGGCAGCGGCCAGGCGGGCGCGGTAGTTGTCCATGGCTTTATCCTTGGACACGCCGGACATGTTGTCCTTCAGCATGGCCGCCTCGAACTGGTCACGCTCCGTGCCGGTCATACCGCGTACCAGGACGGTGCCGCCCCACTCCGGGACGTCGACCGGCTCCGGCTTCAGGTCCTCAGCGTTCAGGATGTCATCAGCAGACAGGTACATGGGGTTCACGCTCCGGGGGTGATGGTCGGCTTGCCGGACACCTTGAAGGTCAGCTCTGCAGTGAGCTGACCGTCCACGGGGGCCTCAGGGGAGAAGCCGGTCAGGATGAGCTTCAGTTCCCAGGAACCGCCACCTGCGGTAGCGGGGAACACCAGCTTGTAGTCACGCGGCACGGCATCCCCGAAGTCGTCAATCAGGGTGTCGTGCTTCTCGGGGTCATAGTTGACCTCCAGAGACACCTCCCCACCGTCCTTCAGGCCGCCGATGAACTCACGCCAGCCGTCGGTGTTGTCATGCGCGGTGACGTCGTACGTCTCCCGCTCCAGCTCCGGACCGCCGACGTTGGTCACGTTGGCGATAGTGGTGAAGACGGGGGTAGTGGGGGCCATGTCGGACCGCTGCAGCGCGATTCCGAACGCGTCAATGCCAGCCATGAAGGCTCCTAAGAAGATCGGGTGAGCATGACCCGGTACTCAGCGTTCACGTGGCGAATCGCAGGATCGGGGTCAGCGATGAACTGGTGGTTGTCGTGTTTGATCGTGATGTCAGTCCAGCCAGCGGCGGTGAGGGGTTGACGATCCAGGGCCGCGTCAAGGGCTGCGAAGATGTCCGCGGCTTCCCCGTTCCCCGGGTACTTGGACCAGACATGCAGCACGACCATGACGTCCAGGCCCTGCCGGTCGTGCGCGTCGGACACGGTCTCTGTAATGGCGCCGATGGCGACGTACGGGAACGGGGCTGGCTCGGGAACCTCGTCGTAAACACCAGACACCAGGGCCATGAGTTCGGGACTGGCGGTCAGCTTCTGGTAGATGGCCGTCTGTAGCGGCCGTAGGGCAGTGGCCACAGCTACCGCCCCAGCCAGCGGGGGACAGCGCGACGAACAGCACGCTCCCCAGTGCGACGATGGATCTGCGCGGCAGGACCAAGGAAGGGCTGGGCCTCCATCTTGGACGTGCCTTTCTCGACGTAGTACGCGTACTGCAGTGCTCTGCCGTAGACCGCAACCCAGGCCGTGCCAGAGTTCACGTTCTTGCGGGCCTGAATGTCATCGCGCAGGACCCCGCGCCGAATCGGGGCAAGGTCCTTGGCTGTCTGGGCCAGGGCGTCCGCCCACTCGTCCAGTGCCTCGTTACGGGCGTTGTTCAGGCGGTTGGGCAGGTTGCGCAGGCTGCGTACCAGTCGGTTCATGCCCAGGACGCGGGACGCCATGGGGTCTCCTTACTGGTGGGGCTGACGTTCCTCGCAGTTCGCGCGCAGGTACGTGCCCGGGACGGAGGGTTCGAACGTGGCCAGGACCTCCAGTGCGCGGGGGCCAAGGCGGAGTTCATCGCTTCGGCGGACATCCGCGTCATGCGGGAGATAGACGACGTGGGTAAGCCGGGCCTGGGCAGCGTCGGCAAGGACGCGTTCACGCGCTGTCGGCTGCGATAGGCGAGCCCTGACCGTGCCAACCTGGGACCAGGTCTCCAGCCAGCCGCCCATACCGTCGGACGTGCGCGTGAACCGCCACACTTCAAGCTGTGCGTTCAACAGCGCAGAGATGCGGCTCACCATGAACGCACCACCCTGGCGCCATTGCCGAACCGTGCGGCCAAGCTGTCGCGCTGATAGCGAGTCAGGTGCAGCGGGCCAGCCTCGGAGGCACCCGCGTACTTCACGGCGTAGTCCCCGATTCGTTCATCGGAGATCTCGCGGGCCAGGGCGTCACCCCCACGGAAAGCGGCGAGAGACTGGCCAGCCATGCGGCAGACCATGTCCACGATGTCCTCAGGGACCTCAGGGAGGCCGTGAACGTACGACACGGTGACCTCAGACGGTTCACAACCCGACTGCCAGCCAGCCGCCCTTATGAGGGCACCTGACCGCAGGACCCAGTCCGTGACCGCAGTACCGTTAATGGCTACCGCGGACACGGACTGGACAGGCAGGCCAGGCAGGAGAAGCCGTCGGCCAGGATCGCCCTCCAGCGTGACCGTGCTGACTGTCTCACTGATTGGGGCGCCGGCCGCGGTACGAATGACAGCGGAAGCAGTGGCCAGAGAGGTGTTAACGAACTCGACCTCTTCGGGCGCGACGGTGACGCCACGGGCTTCCAGGTCAGCGACGGTTGCCAGGGGAGGCAGTGACATGGGGTTCCGCCTCCTTCGGCTTCACAGTGCGTCGCGGCGCACGCTTCCGCGGTTCGGCCTTGGTGCGGTCCGGCTCTGCTGCCGGCGTCGGGGAGGCAGGCGCGTAGGCGTACCCGCGCTCCCCGTTGCCGACCAGTGACCGGGCCACGTCGTCAGGGACAAACGTCTCGACCCCGTTGGGTCCGATCACCGACGCCATCAGACGGAGGTGTCCGTGTAGACAGCCACGCCCTTGGGGCGGATGACCTTGCCGCCGTAGACGTGCAGGCCACGCAGGCGGTCAGCGAACTTGTCCTGAGCGCGCATGGCTTCAGTCTTGTCGATCTGAGAGACGTAGGCCACGGCCGGCCGGTAGAAGGCGAGAGCCTGCGGCTTGTCGACGGTCGGCAGGTTCTCCGACATGTAGACGTCAAAGTTCAGGAGGCGCCCCAGGAACGCATTCCGGAGACCCTCCGAGGAACCGGAGACGTCCACGCTGGTCAGCTTGGAGTTCGCACCCAGGAGAAGAGCCTCGAACTCAGCGTTGACGATGAGGACGCGCTGAGCACCCGGGACGAGCTGCTTGTTCAGCAGCTTGCGGAGGTCGCGAATGACGTCGAACGCGGCGTCCCCAGTGGTCACGCCCGTGGCGTCGTTGAGGACGTTGGCAGGCAGCGCGCCGGTAACGGCAGTCGACAGGACGAACTTGTCCGCGTCTTCGGCCAGGCCCTCGCCAGCGCTGCGGGTGAACGCGTCCATGGACCCTGCGGCCTGCGCACGGTCGATGTCATCCACGTAGAAGTCGAAGTTCTTCTCCTGGTCAATCAGGAGATCCTGGGACGTGGTCGACACGGCGTCAGCGCTGGTGGTCCGGCCGGCAGCCTTGTAATCCTTGACCGCCACGTCAACGGCAGAGTTGATCTTGACCACGTTGCCCGAAGACGCGTTGCCCTCGTACTCGCGGTTAGTGAGCGCAGCGGCCACCGCCTGCTGTCGGAAGTCGGTCAGAAGCTGAGCATTCCAGATCTCAGGGATGAATGACGTAACGGCCACGGTGGACCCTCCGGTTCAGTGAGTGGGTCCGGCTTCAGTTGCCGGACAGGATGTTCTTCAGGCGCCCCTCACGCTTTGCCTTGACGATTTCGTCAGGACTCATGTTCTGAAGGGCTTCACGGGTGAGCTGAGTCGGGCCCGCGGGAGTACGTGCGGCGCCACCGTCGCCAGAGCCCTGGAATCGGGGTCGGGTCGCGGCAGCAAGGTGTGGCTTCTTAGTCAGAAGCTCATCGATCGCGTCGGCCAGTTCGGTAGCGTCTACCTCACCGTCCTCGCTGACCTCGAACTGCGCAGGGTCCAGGTAGACCAGGACGTCAGTCGGGTCAGCCATCTTGCCCGTAGCCGCGGCCTTCAGCTCAGCGCGCACAAGTCGCGCGTTGGCCTTGGCCGTCGCCTCTCGGGTGGCCTCAGCGCGAATGGCGTCCGGGTCGGTGGTGTCCCCGCTGCCGGCCGATGCCGCTTCCAGGGCTGCCAGTCGCTCCTCCGCAGCACGTCGCTTGTCACGCTCGTCTCGCCACTTGCCCTTCATGGCGTCCAGGGCGCGCTTGCCGGCGTCTCCAAGGGCGTCAGCACCATCAGGGGTGCCCGTGTCGGTGCTGGTGTCTGTGCTGGTGTCGGTGCCGTCCGTCGGCTGGTCCGCTGCTGAGACGTCTGCAGTAGCGGTGCCGTCGGTCGTGGCCGTGCCAGTGTCGGCGGTGTCGGACATGAGTGATGAACCTCCATTGCGGGGGATCAGCGCAACGCATTGCGCGTCAGCGCAGGTAACCGTTCTTGTACAAAAGCCGAATCGCCTGGTTGCGGTCATCGCCAGCCAGGCGGTAGATCTCTTCCGGCATGAGGCGCGGCGGACGCTTCTTCTTTCGGCTGCCAGTGCCGGTATACGTGGCCTGCACGGTCCGGCCGAACATCTCGACCTGGGCCATGCCTTTACGGGCGTTAACGACACTGGAGATCCTGGCCCCGTCGTCAATGGCCCGTGTGCCCGCCTCACCGAACGTCTTCCGACGCTGCTCCGGAGTCATGGACTCGAACAGGTCCTCAGCGTCCAGGACAGGGGCCTTGCGTCGCTTGACCACCGGCTCCATCGTGCAGTCGCAGCGCGGGTGACGGAGGAAGCCCTGCGAAACGCTGTACTCGCGGCCGGCAAGGATGATGCAGCGCGAGCACGCGGGAAGCTCCACGACGCGCACGTACGAGGTCACCGCTCGGGTCCCGACCATTGCGGCCTGGTCCGATTGACGACCTGTGTCAGAGACGACCGTCCGAACCACCATGTCCAGGAATGCCGCTCCACGGGCCATTGCGGCTCGCGGAGACAGGCCCGCTGAACGGGATCGGAGTGCCGTCGGAATAGCTCGGGCCAGCAGGCCCATTGCGTCGCGCCCCTCTGGCGTCTGAGAGGCGAACTGCTCTGGAACTACCTGGGCAACGTCAACGTCCGGCCCCAGCAGCTCCTTCATGAACGTGTGCGTGCCTTCAGCGGCGTGAAGCTGGCCGGCCTGCACGTACGCCGTGACCCGCGGCAGGAGTCGCCCCCAGTCGCGCGCCACTGCCTCCGGACTGACCTTGGCCCACTCCGCGAGAACGCTTCGGGCCGTGGCCTCTGCTAGGGCAGCGCGCCGTTCCTGGTGTTTACGCGACAGCCGGCTCAGCGCCACGGTCATCACCAGTCTCTTCAGGTGCTGCGGCGCCCTGTTCCGAGTCGTGCGCCATCAACTGTGTGATAGCCCCCATCGGGTCCGCGGCCAACTCCTTGTCCTTCATCCGCATGAGGTCCGCAACCTCGGTCGGCGTCAGGCCGAAACGCAGGGCCAGCCACTCGAACGGGAAACCAATCTGGCGGAGCTTGGTCAGCGCGTCGGCAAGCTGGGCCTGGCTGCGGGACTCCGCGTCGGCCCACAGGACACGTCCACCTGAGATCGACCGGGCCTTGGCGTCGTTGCCCTGGGCCAGTGCGATGAGACGGAACATCTCTCGGAGGGCCTGGCCGAACCAGATCTGTTTCTCCTCCACACGCTTGACGAGGCCAGTCTCCGCGGCCAGGAGAGCGTCACCCGAGAGGTTCGCCATCTTGCCGATGAGATAGTGCTGCGGTGTCCTCGTCTGTGCAGCGATGTGGCCCACGGCCACCTCAATGATGTCTGCGTACGCGTTCAGGTTCGCCGCTGACCACTCACTGGTGTTGACGTTGTCGCCAGTGAAGAACATGACTCGGTCGACTGCGAACTTCTCCAGGTCGACCGGACGAGAGCCCACGATCTGGCCGTCAGCGTCCAGGACAGGGATCTCCGGTATCTCGGCGCCAGTCACGATCCGCTGCGGGAACGATGCGTAGTCCGCAGCCGTGAACAACTGGGCCCACAGAAGATTGACAGCGTCCTGCATGGGGATCACGCCGGTCACGTCGCTGATGGGGTCCTCTGCCAGCGACGGCCGGTTCGGAAGCTCCACCATCGGGACAACGCCCATGGGGTTCGGCTGTGGGTTCGGCTCCATCTCGCCCATGTCCCGCAGGCTCCAGGAATCCATCTCCTCGTCAACCTGCTGCATCTGCGGGGACTTGTCGCTAGACCCGAGCATTGCCCGCTCGAACTTCCAGACCTCGTCAGGCAGGTACAGCGTGGCGAAGGAACGACCACCGTCATCCCATCGCTTCAGCGCGGCACGGCGACGACGCCGCGAACCAGGCACGTACGCGACGATGCACTGAGACGCGTCCTCGAACGTGACTTCCGGCGTCTCCTCGTCATCAGGGTTGCCCCAGACCAGGACGAAGGAGCGGGCACTGTTCACGGCCCCGAGGAAACCGAGCTGCGAGTCAGCGTCCAGACCATTGGCCTGCCAGACACGCCACGACTCCTGGTCGGCTTCAGTCACGCCGGACGGGAGGATGCCGTTAACGGTCAGCCGCTCCACGGGGGAGTCAGACACAACCTGCACCCAGTTGTCCGCGAAGTTGCGGTACCGATTCGCGTGGAACTTGCGGAACTGGTCCGACGCGAACGCCAGTCGCTGCCCGTCTCCCCGGTAGTAGCCGGAAGTGAGCTGGATCTGGGGGCGCCTGCGCAGCAGCTCGGACTCAAGCAGTCCGACCAGCGCAAGGGCTTGATCTACGGTGGCCATCCACACTCCTTCCTAGGCGGAGAGGTACAGGGGCTTTTTCTTCAGCAGGCCGGCAGCCAGGGCGTCACAGGCGGCCTCATGTGCGAGCACGCTCACGACGGCAAGGTCGATCTTGCGCTTGTGCTCTGGCTTGGCCAGGACGTAGCGGTCCGACGGCCGCGCGGCCATGCGGGTGTTGAAGATGTGGCGCTCAGTCAGCGGACAGCCGTCGTGCGTGAACCCAGAGTCACGCTTGATGATGTCCGTTTTCAGCCGCTCCGCTGCCGCGTGCATCTGCACGATGCGGCGAGTGAGCCAGCGGATGACACGGCGTTCGCCGTACCGCTCCGACCACTGGTCGACCTCTGTTTCCCAGTACGGCGGGTCGCAGTACATGAGTTTGACGTCGTACTTGGTGAACAGCTCAGACACGGCCGCGTCGACTTCAAGACGGGGAACCTGTCCGCCCCACTCCGCGGGGTCCCAGACCGTAGGCAGGTTGCTGGGGCCGTACGTCGGGGTGAACTGGAAACCGTCCAGTGTCTCGGCGCGGATGCCCGTCCAGTCGTCCATGTCACTGCCGTCAAACCCGAGAACGATCGGGACCTTCAGCAGCTTGTGATGCGTCGGGGCTGGCTTCTCGCGGTCAACAGCGCGGGCCAGCCACTGCGGGGCGTCGATCCACGCACCGTGACCAGCAACGATCCGGTTACCGAAGAACCGCTCTGCCTGGCCCGGGTCGGTCTCCAACAGCTCCGCGGCCTCAGCTTCAATCGCGTCCAGGTCGATGTGCGGGCAGTCCGCGTACACGGCCCTGTGGATACGGCGCCGCTCCTGCTTGTTCCTGTAGGACAGCGTGGGGAGAGCCTGCGGGAAGTACCGGTACACGTCTTCAGCGGAGGATTCGTGCGTGCGCTGGGCCGTGGAGTACTCCGACGGGTCGTACGCGTTCGTCGTTTCCATGCTTCGGCCGGACATGCCGGCCAGGCCGCGGCGCATCGTCTCCGCCGTTTTGATCATCTTGTTCGTGACGGTGTACGTGCCTGTCTCGTCCTGGATAGCGAAGGTGATCGGGTTACCAAGACGGGACTGCGCAGAGGACGTGACGACGTCGATACGGCCCTCGTCACCGACCCTGACGAACCCCTCCAAGGGCTTCATGAGGGAGGACAGGGGGCCGTGCTTGATCATCGCTACCAGCGGCCGGTAGACGTTCGCGACCTGGTCCTCAGACGTGGCCAGGAGCTGAATCAGGGGCGTCGGCTGCGGGACGGCCATCGGCTCGTCCGTGTCGTAAACGTACGACCACCCGCAGGGGCATCCCCAGTCACTGCAGCGGTACGACTCCCCGCCCTCGGCAAAGCCTGCGAAGACGGTCGGGCCGGCAGCTTCTGCCAGGACGACAGCGGCTGCGAAAGGTCCCTTGCCCGACTTCTGTGGCATAATGACCTGGGCACGGCGGTACAGGAAGGCCGTGGACTTCTGGCCGACCTGAGCGTCGTCGCGGACCGTATAGAAGCTACTGGCCACCTTCAGTTGCCACGGCAGCATCGTGAACCGCTGGCCCTGGCTGAAGCCGTCAGGGATCACAGCATGCTGTTCGATCCAGGCCAGGGTGACGACCATGCACTTACCGTCACTCATTGCTGACCGCCCGAATGCGGTCCTTCAGGGACGTGACAGAGGAGACAGCGGACGGGGTGGCGGGCTGGTCGTCGGCAGGGTCGTTAACGGGCGCGATGGTCCATCGGTTGCGCTGCATGCCGGACACGGACAGGCCCAGGGACTCAGCGAACTGCTTGACCTGCCCCCAGACGATGGCGGAGGAACCAGGCTTCTCAGCGCGGACGAGGAGACGGACGTACGATGCCACCTCGAACTCTTGGTTCAACTGCTCCCACATCGTGGCCTGAGGTGTCTCCCAGAGCCTTTCCCAGAGCGCCATCTCGCGGTCACTCGGGGCGGATAGCGGGAACGCCGGCAGCGGTCCGTCACGGCCGTCAGCAGGAAGGGTCGTCCACCCTTGGGCGTCAGCCTGAGCCTTGTGGCTGCGCTCGGTTGACGTCGGCGCGGGGCCGGATCGTGCGCGGGGGCCGCCTCTGGCCATGCGTGGACACCTCCTGACGACTCAATTGGGGTGGCTACTTGACGTCGCCCGGGTGGGAGTGCTGTACTCATTCAAGCACCCAAATAGGGGCGGCTAACGGAAGGGGGCGGGGATGAGCTACCAGCGGAAGCACCGATACTGCGGGGGCAAGGGCTTTATACGTCTTGCGTCGGGCGCTGACGGTCACTGCTTCGGGTGCAAAGGCACCGGTATGCAGACGGTCTACACGGTGGCGGAGAGGTCGGCCAAGCGGGCTAAGCGGGAGCGCTGGGAAGATGCTCGCAAGCTGGTTGGTACGCAGGCTCGACGTATGTCGCCCCCGCCCGGGGTGCCCGCGCTGGTATTCCGCCTTGACGTCGTCGCTGGCTTTGATTCGCTGGGGGAACAGGAGCCGGAGCGCATGGAAAAGCTGTACGCCTCCCTTGACGCCGGCCGAGCTGACGACGTGGTCCGCGCGCTGTATGCGTACCGGGTGACAATGCGCAGCGAAGGTGAGTGTTGTATCAGGTGCGGGAAGGGTGACTTGCCGAGAGGTTGGATGTGTGACCGGGGCGGTGTAGTGAGCGGCTTGTGTCTGCGTTGCTGCCCGCACAACCACGGCTGACGATCGACGTCGGGCCCCTGGCTATCTCGGCCAGGGGCGTCGGCGTGTTCACGGTCGGTCACTGATTCAGGTGTTTGAACCGGGCGGACCGGGCAGAGCCC